ACATCCAAAATAAATGACACATCTGTGACAACCGCGAAGTTGGGTGACGCCTCTGTCACGACCACGAAGTTAGGTGATACATCGGTGACAAGTACAAAATTGAGCGCCGCCGCCGTGACGACTACGAAGATTTCCGATCAAAGTGTCACCGCGGCAAAGATAGCGAATGGTACGATCACAGGTACACAGATTCAAGACCTCGGTATACCACTCTCAAAACTTGAGTCAACTGAATTAACACTTGGGCAAATTGAAAACAATGAAATTGCGGGTTCAAAACTCCAAAGACACACAGTTACTGGTGGAAGCTATTCACTCATAGGTGATAATAGAAGTGAAATAGGTCTACTCACAATTCACAATGATAATATTCAAAATGCTACAATAGATGTCGGTAAATTGAACAATACAGTCACCTTACAAGCGGTTACCACAAAAGGTGCATCAACTGACCGGGTTGTAAGTATTACAAACACAACGCCATCTACATCTACAGGGACTGGCGCTCTCACAGTATCTGGAGGTCTCGGTGTTGGTGGAAATGTTTACGCGACCAAATTTATTGGTAATGGTTCGGGACTTACTGGTCTCGCCACAACCTTACAGGCGGTTACCGAGGGTGATCCATCAACTGACCAGGCTTTAAGTATTACAAACACAACGCCATCTACATCTAAGGTGACTGGGGCTGTCGTAATAACCGGTGGTCTCGGTGTTGCCGGAAATGTTTACGCGACCAAATTTATTGGTAATGGTTCGGGACTTACTGGTCTCGCCACAACCTTACAGGCGGTTACGAATGGTTCTGGAAATTCATCAAGTAATAAAATTCTGTTAACAAATTTCGAAGACGCAACTTCTGGGCAAACTGGTGCTCTTCAGGTAACCACGGGTGGTCTAAGTGTTGCTAAAAATATATATGTCGGTAAGGATGTAACTGTCAGTGGGAATCTTGTGGTAAACGGAACCACAACTACAGTGGATTCTACTTCACTTACGGTTAAGGATACTATCATTTCACTTGGTCAGGGAAATGACAGTGGTAGTAAGGATGTTGGTTTACTTTTTGGTAAACCCAATTCAAATGTAGCCATTTTTTACGATACATCGGAATCAAAGTTAATGTTTGGTTTAACAAATAGTGACGCATCATCTAATCAAATCATCTTGGATGAGACGGGTAATTTACCTATAGATATATCAGGTTCTGTAACTGCAACCAGTTTTAGTGGTAGTATAGATGGGAGTAACATAGATTCTGGAATCATCGGTGTGAGTCGTCTTCCAGATGCGTCTACAAGTGCGCAAGGTGTTGTGGAGTTGAGTGACGCGACAGACAGTGCATCAACCACAAAAGCTGCAACCGCAAATGCTGTCAAGTCAGCCTATGATCGTTCCTCGTGGAGTACGGGTTCGTTTACGGGTACTACGGCATCTTCATCTACGGCGACTGGGGCTCTCACAGTATCTGGAGGTCTCGGTGTTGCCGGAAATGTTTACGCAGACAGTTTTACTGGTAGTATAGATGGGGGTGACATAGATTCTGGAACCATCGGTGTGAGTCGTCTTCCAGATGCGTCTACAAGTGCGCAAGGTGTTGTGCAGTTGAATGACGCGATAAACAGTACATCAACCATAAGAGCTGCAACCTCAAAAGCTGTCAAGTCAGCCTATGATCGTTCCTCGTGGAGTACGGGTTCGTTTACGAGTACTACAGACTCAACAAGTACAACGTCGGGAGCGCTTCAGGTACGCGGTGGTTTGGGAGTGGCCAAAAAGATTTACGCCGGTGACGATATTACCGCCTTTTCAGACAAACGTTTTAAATCGAATATAGAGAGAATTGAAAACGCCCTCGATAAGGTGTGTCAAATGGGTGGATACACATTCGATCATCGAGGTGAACGAAAAACAGGTGTTTTAGCACAGGAGGTGAAAGAAGTTCTCCCGGAAGCTGTGTACGGTTCTGAGGAGACGACATATTCTGTGGCATACGGTAACCTAGCGGGTATTCTCATCGAAGCCATCAAAGAACTTCGAAATGAAATTCAACAATTAAAATAAACCATTTTTACCAAGTTTCATAACTCAAACGAGGTAAAAAAGGGGATCCTTTTACTTTTCCATAGAATCGGCGAGTGCCAAAATAAGAACGCCGACGACAAAAGCCATCACTGCGTAATTACATTCTGTTTCTTCGAGACCCGTTTTGGTCTCAGGTTTTTCCACGACGGCTACTTCCTGACGCCGCACGGGAGGTTCTAGCTCCTCAAGGGGACAATAACCTATCATTATTATACTTTACTTAGAGATTAATTTCGGTCTTCTTTTTTCTGCGGGTTCTCTTTGGCTTGGACGCGTCGACGTTCACCTCCTTCACCTCACCCCCTGTTGATTCGCCAGAAATCGAGACAATGTCAGAGATATCATCGTCATCAACTTGTTGTGTGGTCGCGCTTATAGTTGATGTATTCATTGGTGGTGGTGGTGGCATCATGATTCCACCCATGAGACTGGAAATGTCAACACCGGGGCCTCGCATCTCATAGTTACCCGTACCACCGACTGGAGCATCGACTGCGGGTTGGTCTGGTGATCGCGTCGTATTTTGGACAGCAGTCATCATATTCTTTACGAGATCTGGATTCTGTTTGAGAACATCATTCATATTTGGCAACGCTGTCTTAAACATGCTATTCGTCAAGTGAAACATCATCGCCGAACCACCAAGCATCATGATAAGCTTGATTTCTGGTGCGACTGTGACCTTGGACCTGTATTTAACATATAGTTCTTCGAAAACACCATCATAGTCGTCGACATTTTCCATCACTGACTCAGACCAACCCTCAAGCTGAATCTCAAATGGGTTGTACCTCTTGTTAAGGAATTCAAGACCTGTCACACAGGCAATTAGCATGCGCCTGGAGAATCGGATAGATTGTTCCACGTCAATACTATATGTAATTCTCTTTACTTCAGAGCGTAGTTCTTCAAGATTTGAATACGCATTGAGTCGTTTGTTTACATTAAACCCCTTCTTTTCAAGTCGAGCCAACTTGTTGAGAAGGTCGGTTTTTTCTTCATCGACCGACGTGTACCCCTTGGACGGTCTTTCACTTTCTTCACCACCCATTGGTTCGTCGTCATCATAAAAAGTTGGTTCATCTTCACCGTAGTCAACTTCTTCGTCGGGGTAAGATTGGGTGGGGGCTGTTTGTTTGTTTGGATTTACGAACGCATCCATAGCTTCTTGGTGTTGTGGTTGTGGTTTAGGTCTCCTCGGATCAGCCGGACGATGCACAGGCTGGGGTCGGGGAATTGAAATTTCAATCTCATCCATCAGGGCCTGTTCGTCAGCGTCCAATTTCATCACATGAGTACTACCACGATCAATGACTATTTCTTCGTCCATCTACTCTCTATAAGGAAACTATTAAATTACCTTTAACGCACTTTAGAAAAATATATATGTATATTATAAATGTTTAAGTTCAACCGAACGAACCGAAACGCGATCACATCGATCCTCGTTCTCATGGCGATCATCATTGTCCTCTCTACTATGCGAAGTGGTTATCAACCCAGACCAATCACCATAAAGACGGTGAGTGAAAAGTCTATCTTTGATCTCGAACACAAGTTGGAGTGTGCGGCTGGACAAGGAAAGGAGGGTAGTCCATATTCTATGAGCCTCACTCCAGGGGGTCTCTGTGGTGCGTCCAAGCTTGTCGACGGACACGCGTCTTATGGAATTGAGGGGGGAATCGGTGGATCTTTAATCTAAGCTAATATAAATGGCGCTGATCACTTCACCCACTGAGACCATTCCAGATCTCAATTATGAATATCACACTATCACTTTAGATTCCATTGGACAAGCGAGTGCCAATACTTTTACCTGTTATCTTGAACAACCACTTCGTAACGTTGTTCAGGCTAGACTCCTTGCAGCCCACATTCACTCGAATGTAGTGACTGAACATTGTTATGTTTCCATTGAAGAACTTGATACAAACTTCAATGATCGTGCATCTAATGTTCTCGGTGGTCAGTCAACCATGACAATTCTTCGCAATGCGTTTGCGAGTCTCGTGACAGAGAACACTTCACACGCCACAGGTGATTCTCTTATCGTGTTTAAAGATAATTATCCAATTGCCAACCAGTACATTGACCCCATCAGTCGCGTGGATCGCTTCAGGGTTACGATTAGGGATCAAAATGGAAACACTATCAAAAATCCATCCGTCTCCGCGGACAACTTTTTGGTGATTCGTTTCGTGTGTAGAAAACCAAACTTGTAATTTTCTTATATTAAAGTAGTATACAATGTCTTCGGGTATTGTTCAGTTAGTGTGTATGGGGGCTCAGGATGAACACATCGTCGGTGATCCTGAGATTTCATTTTTCAACTCAACATTTAAACGACACTCCAACTTTTCACAGTCCATCGAAAAGCAGGTAATTCACGGTGCCGTGAAAAACAATTCACTCTCAACGATTAAATTCGAAAGAAGTGGAGATCTACTAGGGTACACCTATTTCACGATAGATAACGGTGCAGAAGCTAGTGAAAGTTCAAACTGGGAAAATTTGATTGAAAGTGTACAACTCGTCATCGGGGGTCAGATCATCGACGAACAAGATTCAACATTCTGTGAGAATATTGCTATCGATATGTTGGCCCAAAATGTAACAAAGAGTTCAAACGGACCACACCCAGGTGGTAGCAGCGCGAGTTCCTTTTTTTATCCACTTCGATTCTTCTTTTGTGAAGGTCCGCAATCGGCGATACCACTCGTCGCGCTTCAGTATCATGATGTCGAATTGAGAATACGTTGGGGGTCAGGTGCCGGTGCTTATAATTGGGAATGTTATTCAAATTATTATTACCTCGACAACGAAGAACGCGGTAACATTGCCTCGAGAAGTCATGATATGTTGATCTTCCAAGTCCAAAAGAACATTGGTTCCGGTGATCAGATTCAAAATTTGAATTTCAATCACCCAGTAAAGTTTATCGCGAGTTCAAATAATTCAGGAAGCAGTCCCCTCGCGTCACAAACAAATCGAATCAAACTGAGTATAAACGGTGTAGATCTTACATCATACAGGTGGTCTAGACCACATTATATGGATATTTCTCATTATTATCATACAAATTATGTAACATCACCGGATGTATTTATGCATGCATTCTGTATGACAACAAGTCTCAATCAGCCAACGGGTTCACTTAATTTCAGTCGTATAGAGAATGCCAAAATACACAGTGAAACGAATACATTGAATGATACGATATATGCCGTGAACTATAACATTCTTAAGATTGAGAATGGTATGGCGGGTTTGGTATATGCAAATTAAAATCAGGGATTATATAAATGGTGAAAGCAACAGGTGTCACCCAACCTACTGACAAAGTACGATTGGGTCGTCTTACCGAGTGTGATCAACCACATAACTCAATAGTATTGAATGCATCGAATGCTAAAATTGACAACATTGAACACAGTGGATTTTACGTGTCACCTATAAGAAGTTCGTATTCTTCAAATTTGTTGGCATATGACACCACAACAAAAGAAATTGTAGACATCGGAGGTCATAAGTTAAAGATTTCTTCTTTAGAAGTAGAAAACCTCGATGTTGTGAATTCAAACACGGTTCATAATTACTATGTCGATAATCCCATTTTTGAAATAGCCAAAGGAACACCACGCACCACAGAAGATATTGGTATCGTTATGCATCGCGTGGGTGGTAATGTAGATATCAAGTTTTCTGAAAAGGACAACCATCTCTCAATAAATAAGGATCTCTGTGTAGATGGTACGATAAAAGCTAAATTTTTTGAAGGTGACGCGGGTCTTCTTTCAAATGTTCAACTCAACTTTGAAATCGGTGATACTTTTGAAAATCTCAATGTGACACGAGAATTAAGGGCCGATGGTAGTCTTCTTTCAAATATATCTATTAAACAGTTGAAAGATCTCGACGGAGCTTCACTTGATCTTGAAAATGTGTATCTAAACGGCGCGCTTCGCTCAAAAAAATCCATTTATTCTCAAACAAGTGTGATCGCACCATCTTTTGTGGGTGACGGTAGAAAACTTGAAGGTATCGCACTCAAAGAAGATGTTGAAACACACACGAAAGACATTGAAGAAATAAGAACAATTTTACCAAATATCAAAAAAGTTGAGAATGAAATAAAACGTGTCGAAACGAGTATTCCCAATTTAGGTCCAATTGAAAATAAAGTAAATGAAGTTGAAAAAAGTATCCCAAGTCTCGAACCCCTGAATTTACGTGTGGGTACTTTGGAAACTTTATCACAAAATCTCAATCATAAAATACAAGATGTTGAACAGAGTGTCAAAGAATTTAAACCAGAAAAAGTTGATCTCACACACATAGAAAATAGTATTGAAAAATTGAAAATTGATTTGAATAAAATAGATAAAGTTGAAAAAAATATTCAACCAAAATTTTTACGCTTACATAGGATTATTGATAATATTCCAAAAATTCCAGACTTGACAATCCCCTTGTCTCAACTTAATTCTAAAATTCAAACAATGACTACAGAATTTGAAAAGTCTATAAAGTTGACAAAGATAAA